AACATGGTTTGGGTTTACGACAAGTGGATGGTGGGTGACCCGCAAAGCACCAACATCGGTTACTTGGTGCAGAACACAGGACATCACTGGGGACAACAGGTGCGATGGGAGTTTGGCACTTTGATTGTTTACAACGAGAGCAATGGGGCAATCTTTAACGAGATGGAACTGGTCAGCTTGACTGGAAGCATTGCGCTAGGTGAAAACCCGCAAATCAGCACCAGTTATTCGCTTGATGGGCAAACCTATTCGCAAGAAAAGTTTATCTATGTCGGCACGATTGGTAACCGCAAAAGGCGTTTGGCTTGGTTTCAGCAGGGCAGTATGAGGAACTGGCGCATCCAGCGTTTCCGTGGCGACAGTGATGCCCATGTGTCTTATGTGCGCTTAGAGGCGCAGATTGAAGCATTGGCCTACTAATGGCAACCGCACCCATCTCCCGCAAGCTGAACCTGACCCGTGACCAGCTTGCCACATTCCTGACTGATCAACAGCAAATCAGGCAGTTTGAGTTATTGTTTTCGACTGTTGATGCGATTGCGCCCGATGTGGTGCTTGAGATAAATATTGCCGCAGGGACAGCCCAATCAACAGCAAATGATGCATTGGCGCAGATCATTGCCTTGGCGCAAGAGACTGAAGTTAATGATGCAGCATTGACCGCCAAGGCGCAGAACGCATTGGACAGGATTGCATTGCTGGCGCAAGAAACTGCGGTGACTGTGGCATTGGCTGAAAGCAAAGCAAATCAGGCTTTGGCGCTGGTGGACAAGCTGAATAAAGCGGTTGAGGGCTTGCAGATGACCCCACCACCACGGGAGTTCAAACGAGCAAGATATGGGTCGTTTTACGATACAACCACCCAGACAGCCACCACAATCAACACAGCCAAAGCCATCACGTTTAACACAACAGACCTCAGCCAAGGTGTATTTATTGGAAGCCCAACATCAAGAATTGTTGTTGACAGTGAAGGCTTATATAACTTTGCTCTCAGCTTTCAAATTGACAAAACATCGGGCGGTACTGCCGAGTTCTACATTTGGTTCAGATTAAATGGTGTCAACATTGACGACAGCGCAGGTTTAATTCGTATTCAGGGTAATAATGCCGAAATATTTTCTGCCTACAACTTGTTTTTAGATTTAAAAGCCAACGATTACGTTGAGATAATGTTTTCAGTAAGCGACTTGGATGTTGAGTTACACGCAATCGCTGCAACTGCGCCAGTTCCTGCAATCCCGTCCATAATTCTCACAGTCAACAACAACATTGAAGGTGTACTATGACAGTTACAGTAAAAGTGTTAATCCCTGCAAAACAAGCAGAGAACAGCCAAACCACCCAATACACGGCAACAAATGTCAAAGCAATTATTGACAAGTTCACGGTAACCAATACCAGTGGCAACAACGTGACTTTCAGTTGCAACTTGGTCACTGTCTCTGGGTCAGCAGGGGCATCAAACCTGATTATCGACACACGCACCATCGTGCCAGATGAGACCTACACCTGTCCCGAGTTGGTGGGGCAAGCACTGGAGGCTGGTGGGTTTATTTCCACAATCGCAGGGGCGGGAACATCCCTAACCATCCGAGCATCAGGCCGAGAAATCAGTTAAGGAGAACAGCATGAAAGAATTTATGGTTATCCCGCGGGGTTTTAATGGCCTGCCAATGGACGAGGAGTTTTTGACCAATGCCCAAAACAAAAAGAACTATGCGGTTGCGGTAGCCGACTGGAACTATGGTCCTGAGATGCCCACCAATGAAGCTGGCGCAAACAAGGAATTCTATGCAGGGCTGGCAGAGGCTATGCAATGCGATGAAAAAGATGCACGGCGTAAGCATTGCTCAAACTGCGAGTATTACGACAACAGCTTTATGACCCAAGTGCGGATTGAGCGCATACCGATGGCGGCTTATGACAAAGGCGCAGGGTTCAGGGGTCACTGCGAAAAGCTGAACTTTATCTGCAACGATATGCGGGTTTGTCAGGCTTGGGAAGATAAAGATTATGAGGATTGACCTTTTGTCAATTTGTGCGAAAATTCAGTCGCTGAGTTCTGGCATCCAGCGGCCTGCCCTGTATAGGAGTTGTGCATGACCGATGGACTGCGAGAGAACCTGACCAAGGTTTTTATGCTTCCCCAACCAGCTGTTGAGTGGTTGGTAATGGTCTATGACGCAATTCAAGTCTTTGATGACGTAGCAGACGGCGACCCAGTAGCACGAGAAGACCTGAATGCGGCCATTTGGAACACGCTGGTGGGTATGCACCAGAACGCATTTTTTATCGGCAACAGCAGCCATTTAACGCCCTTGTTGGCGACAATGATTCTCAAGTGGCAAGCCTCAGACACGGCAGAGCGCAATAAACAAGCAGATGCCAAGTCGTTCATGTGGCGAGCTGGATATTACGATTTGATTTTGATGGCGGTCTCGCTGGTTCATGGGGCTGGTTTTGCTACCAAGTACGGTCATCATGTGATGGCTTTATATGGCGAAACGCTAGAAGATTATTTAAAGGAGTTTGGCGATGCCTAGTATTGCAACGGGTCTATCCATTGGGGCATCCCTGCTTGGTAGCAAAATGCAAGCAGATGCGGCCTCTGGTGCGGCTGAAACACAAGCTGGTGCAGCACAAGCAGGCGTAGAAGAACAGCGCAGGCAGTTTGACGCAATGCAAACTTTGCTGAAACCCTATATCTCGGCCGGTGTTCCTGCGATTGCAGGCTTAGAGCAGTATGCGGCAGCAGGCCCAAAAGCATTTGAACAACAGCAAGCATTGGCTGGTGTGCTTGGCCCTGAAAGACAAAGAGAGGCGATTGCCCAAATTGAAAGCGGTGGTGGTTTCCAAGCCTCGGTTCAAGCTGGGGAAGAGGCTTTACTGCAACGTGCATCAGCTACTGGTGGGTTGCGTGGTGGAAATATCCAAGCTGCATTGTCACAGTTTCGGCCACAAATGTTGCAACAAGAAATTGAAAGACAGTTCGGCAGGCTTGGTGGTTTTGCTGACATTGGCAGAGAGACACAAGGTAATCTCTTAAAAATAGGTCAAGCATCGGCAACTGGTGTTGGCGCACAAGGAGTTACAACTGGTACAAACATTGCGAACCTACTTGCAAATCAAGGTCGAGCTATCGCTGGTGGTCAGCTTGGTGAGGCAAGAGCTTATGGCAAATTTTTAGAACAACCTTTCCAATTATCTGGTTTTACATCTGCTATGGGTGGCGGAACGACAGCACCAAGCCCTGGCCAACCCCGTGTCGCAGGCGGCTATGTTTTTTAATAGGTTAAATCATGGCAACTATTAACCCATTCCAAGAACCGATAGATTATTCTATTGATGTAAAAACGCCTTTCGAAGCCTCTTTGGCTGGCTTTAAATTAGGTGCAGAGCAGGCAACAATTCGGGACGCACAGCAGAAGCGTTTGCTTGACCAGCAGGCGGCGCAACAAGCACAAGCACGGCAAGCTGAACTCGGTACAAGACTCAAAAGTTTTTATGACAAAAAACCAGAGGAAAGAAACTTTGAGGAAATTGAGCAGTTATTTGCATTTGCAGGAAACAAAGAACAGCTAGATGCTTTGAAGTTAATGGCTGAAGGTACGGATAAAAGACGGCTTGATGCTGATAAGCGTTTTTATGCTCAAGTCATGCTTGGGTTGGAATCAGAGCCAACTGTTGCATTCAAGTTGTTAGATGACAAAATTTTGGCAGAAAAAGACCCAGCTCAAAAAGCGGCATTGGAAACAATTAAAAGAACTGCTGAAACTGTCAATCCAGCCGCCGCAGTAAATTTAATTGAACCATATACAGCCTCAATATTTGGAAAAGACTGGTATGCAGGCTTAAAAGAAGCTCGCGGTGAAAGACGCTTGCGCGAACAAGAAAAGCCAACTCTTGAAAAATTAGAAGCCGAAGCATTATTAGCAGGAGTGACAGCAGAATTTGCACGCCCATTAGCACAAGCTCAACTTGATAAAGCCAATAAAGAAAAACTTGCCCCAAGTGTGCAAGAAGCACTTGATTTTGCAAATCTAACACCAGAGCAACAAAAAACATTTTCTTCACTGCAAGTTCTAAAAAAACCTGCTGGCGCAGTAACAAACGTAAATGTTACCAATCTAGAAAAAACGGCAGAAGGTGAACTTGGCAAATTAGTGCCTGACTTATACAACCAAGCTAATTCAGCGGCAACTCAGCTAACTGACTTACCAAGATACCGTAAGGCATTAGGTGTTGCCATCACAGGCCCATTGGCAAATGTCCGTCTTGATGCAAACAGGATTGGTGAAGCATTAGGTTTTACTGGCGATAAGAAAATCAATGCAACCAGAGAATTGATACAAGGACTCTCTGAAATGGCTTTGAAGTCGCGGTCAATGTTGACTGGTCAAGGCGCAATCACCGACAGAGAGCAGGCACTTTTATTGCAAGCCCGTAGTGGTGATATAAGTTTTTCAAAGGGCGAGTTGGACGTTATTTTTAATGTCGCTGAGCGTGCGGCAACAGCACAGTATGAAAAAAGTAAAAACCTTTTACGTTCTGCCGCAGCAAAAAGCCCAACAGCGCAATTATTTTTGGACAATGTTGAAACTTTGCCTGGGGCTGTTGGCGGCGGTAGGGGTACAGTAAACCCACCAGCGGCTGGTCAGCGCAATGTAACTGTGGATTATTGATATGCCATATTCAATAACAACAAAAGACGGCATCACAATTAACAACATTCCTGACAATGTTCCTGCTGATTCGCCTGAACTGAAAGCAAGAGTGGCGGCAATTCGTGCTGGACAGCAACCCTCCGAAAGTGTATTAGAGGCTGGTGGCGCACCAACGCCAGAAGAACCGCCAAAGATGGGCTTTTTTGAGGGCATTGCTGAATCAGTAACTGGTCGTGCCCGTGCTACACCAGAGACGCAAGCATTGCCTGAATGGACTGGTATGCCAGAACTCAACCAAATGAGTGTGGCAAGTTTTAAGTCTGCGCTTGGCAGTTTACTGTCCAACCCAAAAGAGACTGTGCAGATTTTGCAATCCAACTTTCCACAACTTGGTGTGCGGCAGGATGCAAAGGGCAATTACATCTTAAAGTCATCGGTTGACCAAAAAGAATATGTAATCCCGCCTGGCTTTTCTATGGGCGATATTCCCCGTGCTGTTGGCGGTTTGCTGGCTTTTACCCCAGCAGGTAGAGCAACCACACTTGCTAGTGCGGCTGGCACGGCTGGATTGACCCAAGCGGCAATCGAAGCCACACAAGCCGCAACTGGTGGAGAGATAAGCCCAACAGAAATAGCCGTAGCAACGGCCACAGGCCCATTAGGGCAGGTTATTC